TCACATCATAAGCTGATTGAGATGACGCCAGGAATTGACGATGAAATTACCATAACTCATATCTTTTTTTATCTCATCCAAAGACCAACTCGTTCCTCGATTATACCTAGCACCGATGACTCGTGCCTCCTCTATTCCAATGGTAGAAAAGTGATCATAATCAGCGAGCATACGTATGTGCTTTGCTGCAATATCAATGTTATAAACATCAATCTCAATGCAGTTAGCCAAGCTTCGGAACTGACTGGAATCCATCTCATCGGGATTCATCCCTAACGTAATGGCTGCCGTTCGAAGCTGGATGCTGACCCAACCAAAACTGGTCTTGGCTGGGGGATTAGTCAGCACGCTTGACACATTGCCCAAGCGGTCGAAAGTTCTGACTTCGAAGCCAATCCTATCCACAATATTTGGATCTCCACCAACTTCAACCCAACATACTCCTGCCAGCAACTCAATAGGAAGCGAATACTTGGCTGCCGCCGCCTTTATATATAATTTGTTATGAACCAGCCAAGCATCTTTAAATCTTCGCAAGTAGCCGGGACCACCGCCCCACCGCTCCGGCCATCCCTTCCAAATGATTACATCAAGCAGGGTCCAAGTGGGACTGTTGTTTGATTCGGGCGTGCAAAATTCGTCCATATGTTCATCCATGACCAGCTTGCAAAACCATACTCTAGCATTAACCTTTGCCGTAAGTGCAGTCACTAGTGGCCAGCCTCGGACAAAAATCAGAATAACCCCCCCAGCGCCGCAGGCTCCCAATTCATGATAATCAGCTCACCACTGACATCAGCCTTTCCCTGTCTCTGGTTGGCCGTGCTGTAGCGAATGTCGACCGTTTCAAAATGGAAGCCTTCAAACACTCGCCGTATGTCAGGGTGATCGTTGATGCTCACCATCACCTTCCCTTTGCACCGCCGCATGAACTCCGCCATGCGCTCGTAGTTCTCAAACGGAAAATCCACACCGTATCCAGCCGTCTGCCAGTAAGGCGGATCCATGTAGTGGAATGTGTGGGGCCGGTCATAGCGCTCGGCACATTCGAGCCACGGCAGATTCTCCACATACGTACCGGACAAACGCTGCCAGGCCGCAGAAAGGTTCTCCTCGATCCGCAGTAGGTTAATGGCCGGACCGGTCGTGGCAGTGCCAAACGTCTGCCCGCTGACCTTGCCTGCGAAGGCGTGGTGCTGCAGGTAGAAGAACCGGGCGGCGCGCTGGATGTCGGTGAGGGTTTCGGGGCGGGTCATCTTCTGCCACTCAAATACTTGGCGGGAGCTGAGTGCCCATTTGAACTGGCGGACGAATTCTTCAAGGTGGTTTTGGACGACGCGATACAGCGTCACCAGGTCTCCGTTGATATCGTTCAAGACCTCAACGGGAGCCGCCTGGGGACGCATGAAGTAGAGGGCCGCACCGCCAGCGAAAACTTCGACGTAGCATTCGTGGGGTGGGAAAAGCGGGATGAGACGGTCGGCCAGGCGGCGTTTGCCGCCCATCCAAGGGATAATGGGTGAGGACATAGAAAGCAAGACCTTTACTGTATATATAAACAGGTGCTAGGCTCGCTCCGCTTTGTGCACGAAGCGAGAGCCTTGGCTGGACTTGCAGGGGTAATCTGCGGGAACGGTGACCAGCCGTGATGTTGACGCATCTCGACTGGTCGCTCTTTTTTGATTTACTGCAGGTACTCTTTCGGCTCAGGGCAAAACCTTTAGGGCACGCTCATAAAGCATTTGCCGATCTGCCTGGCCATTGGTGCCGCCATTGATGCGTTTGGTGATCGTCAGGAAGTCCCCTTTATCCGCCAAGGCATTGAGCCCGGCTCGGTGCCAGAACCAACCTGCGGACATGGCTGCATGCTCTGGGAGCTCCAGGAGTTCGGGGTGCTTAAGCAGATCCAGCCCTAAAGCCTCTGCGCACTCGGCGTAGTTGTCTCGCCCGGTGACCTGAATAAGCCCCCTGCCCCGATACAACTGACCATCATCATCGTCCTCTGGCGTGTTACCAAGGCGCTCGGCCAGCCGTCCGGTGTCGTACTTGTCGAGATATTGATCGCTGCCCAACTCGCGCACGTAGAGGAGCTGGCCGGACTCGTGCCCTACCTGCGCAAGGAAGGCAGCGATACGCAGCTTCGTGACGATGGCGTATTTGCTCATCGCTACGTTTAGGACAGGAACAAAAACGCCAGCTCGGGAGCTGGCGTTGGGGAGGATCTGCAGCAACTGCTGCGTGGTAATCGACATGCGTGGTTCTCCTGATGAGTAGATGTTGAGCTGGCCAGTTAGAGCTGTACGACCTTGACCGGCTTTTTCGCTTTCTTTTTCTTGCCTTTCGCCTTGGCCTTACCGGACTTCCCACCATTGCATTCAATGGCCGTGGTCCAGCCAGACTGGGTGAAGACCTGTTCAACCGAGTCAACCAGGTACTCGCCGTCGAGGCCGAGTTTGAAGTCCAGTGCATTGATCATCCTCTCGGCGAACAGATCGGTGCGCCCCGCCATTTCCAGCCGAACACCTGCGGTACTGCGATTGAATGCCGCGAGGCGCGCCTTGGCTGCCTGTTCAGCAGCGGACTTATTGGGGTGGATGTGGCGGTCGGTATGAACGGGCGGGAGCCCGTTAGGGGACTGATCGTTGCTCAGTTCAACTACCTGCAGCTTCCCAGTCTTCTTGTCGAGATGCTTGGCCTGGACGGCTTTCTGTGTGGTCTTGTCGCTGAGGCGAAACTGCCACCGTGCCACGTCATGACGTCGGATCGTTACGACCCCAAGGGTTTTACCGCTCGCACTCAACCCGTCTTGCCGAGGCAGCACCAGCAACTTGCCGTCTGCAACTTTCGCGGTGCAGTCATACTTCTTGGCAACCCGGGTGATGAAGTTGTAATCCGACTCGTCGAGTTGATCGACGCGAGGCACTTTTGTCGTGACGGTACACACCGGCTTCCAGCCATTACGTGCAGCAACATCGCTGACGATCTGCTGCAGGGAGACGTTCTCCCAACTGCCGGAACGGGTGGTCCGACCGGTGCCGCGCATATCGCTGGCCTTGCCGCGTATGACCAACGTATCGGGAGGACCGGACGCCTCAATGTCATCAACGGTGTAAAGACCTAGTCGGGTCAGTCGATGCCCTTCGTAACCGAGGTATATCTCGATGTCCGCACCACGCGCAGGAAGGGAAACGGCACGATCCCTGTCGTCGATGCGCAGCTCAAATTCATCTGACTCCATGCCAGGCTTATCGCTTGTGCGCAGCAGCAACAAACGGTCGTTGATCAACGCCGTAATGTCGGTGCGGTCCGCAACAATTCGGAATGCAGGCTTCATGAGACCTTCTTAATAGCCATGGGAAGGCATGACGAACTCACCAGAATCCGCCGCCGACTGTTGATGAAAGTTGGATATGAACCGGCTGCCCGCTAGCCCCAGAGCTGTATCACTTCCTCGGTCTGGGTGAGCAGGTCCGGTAACAGGATCTGCACACCCGCTCGATAAGGTTGAGGCTCATCAGCCAAGCCCTGATTCGCATCCAGCACCGCCTCAACGCTACCGTTCAAGTGCCCGTAATACTGGTGGCAGATAGTGTCCAGCAGATCTCCGTCAGACGTTCTGCAGATCGTCGCCATAACTTACAAACTCCAGTGAAAAGCCCTGTTTTCGGGGAATACCCCCGGCGAGCAGGTTGCTCTGTTCTTCATCCACACTGAGCAGGCACCAGTTGCCCAGCACCTCGCCGTAACCGGTTGTCAGGCTCAGCGGCTGCAGGTTGCGCCCCATACTGCGTAAGGTGTCCAGTTGCTTGAGACCGCCCTTGAAGCCGGGGAAAATGGCGCCCTTCAAACTCAGTTTGTCGTCGCCCAGACCGACTGCCTGTTGCGCAATGCTGCGCGTCAAACGCTCTTGCCCGGCCCAGCGGAACGCGGTCTGCCTGCGAAGCTCATCGAAGGCAGCCGTGTCCAGGTTGAAGTAGTACGGCTGCGCCTCAGGCTTGAGCGGCTGGACGATCAGTAAATGTGGGAACGGCTTCACGGCCTCGGGTGCCGGTGTCATCTGCGCCGCAAAACTGCCCGTTGGCACGATGTTGCCCAGCGTCGGACTGATGCTTCCCGCCACCCGATTGATCGCAGCTCCAGCCTTGGAAGCCTGCTCTTGTAGTGTCCCCATGCGCTCCTGCACTTGCGATGCTGCACTGGTCGCCTGCCCGTACATCGCCGCTACCTGCCCAACCTTCGACTGCGCAACACTGATGCCTCGCATAGTACGTTGCAGTTTTTCGCCAATGGCTGGACCGATAAACGGGACGTTTTCCAGCTCCGACGCAGCCCCCGTCATATCACCGACGGACCCATTCAAAGGACCGAGCATGTCATCCAGACTACGGCGTCCAGCCTCTCCCGCTGCAATCAGGTATCTCAACGATGACTGCAGCTGTTCTGCGTAAGCCATAACCTTTCCTCACCCTACGTGTGGGGCATCAAACAGTTGGCGAGCGGACGCCTGCCGACTGAACTCTTCAAACTGACGCTGCAGAAACGGTGCTATGTCCCGCGCCAGTTGTGCGGGGTCCTTTACATCGCCTTGTACGTTGACGGGCATATGCGGCGCGAAGGTGAATTGCTGGTCAACCTTGGCGGGTTCAGACTTGCTCTGCTCAGCAGCTTTGACGACAGCAGGCAACGCTAGCGGGGCGGGTGCTACCGCCGCCATCGCTTTGACCACATCGCCAGGTGCAGCAGAAGGTTTGGTATCCCCCGTCTTGGCAGCGATGGCCTCGGTTTTTTCATCTGAGCCAAACAGCGCTTTGCCCAGAAAGCCACCGATGTCCTGTCCACCCATGCCGCCAAGAAAGGCACCGACCGCGCCACCAATAGCCGTACCGATCACCGGCACGATAGAGCCAATCGCGGCACCCGCCGCACCGCCTGCCAGTGCACCGGCCAAGCCACCCGCCGCGCCACCGTAGCCTTCCGCTTTCTCGTCTTGGGTCTCGGCGTTCTGGTATGTGTCCAGAGCAAGCATGCCCGCATCCAGAAACTTCGCGCCGGGTACCATCTTGGCAACGCTACCTAGCTTGCCTGCTGCACCAGCCAACCGCGCCAGTCGGCCTGCAGGTACGGGAGGAGCTGGCGGTGTCGGAGGACGCGGAGGTCCTGCGCGTCGACCACCGGCACCGCCAGCAGCACCGCGCCGTCGACTGCGGCGGGATCGGCGTTGATCACCTGGCGTATCCGAACCACCACCAAATGCACTGGCGTTGACCACAAAGACCTTCTGCGGCTCAGAACTGCCGCCGCCCTTGGCACCGTCAGAGTCATTACCACCTTCACCAAACAGATCAAGGATCTTCAGGCCGGTGTCGACCGGATCAAAACCGGTCTTGCCGCTTTCCTCTGCATCGTCATCAGCATCGTCAGCGCCGCCCTTGCCGTCAGCATCAGCTTTGTCCTTACCCTTACCTTTTGCTTTGTCGTTGCCTTTGAGCGCTTTGAGACCGGTTTCCAGCAAGCCTTTGACCGCCCCCACCTTCCCTTCTGGCTTATCGTCTTTGTCGCCCGAGTTGGTGACGTAGACTTTCTGCACCTTGTTTGGATCACCAGTCAGGGAGCCACGCCCCAGGTTGAGCAAACCCTTGCCGATTTTGAACACACCGGCAGCCGACTTCAGCGCCAGCAGCCCAGTGCCCAATGACGCGATGGCCAGCACCACTGGCTTGGAGGTGTCAGAAAGCGCAGTAAACTCTTTAGCCGTTGCAGTAATGCCCTTCGCAACCGCGTCAGTGACCGGACGTATCGCATCACCAATGCTGCGCATCGAATCATTGACTGCCTGAAACGTCTCGGCCCAGATCTGCGAGGACGCACCGCGGCGCTCGGCGAGGTTCTTATCGAGGATTCCCGAAGCGTTCTGTGAGTCTTTTTTCAGTTGCTCATACAGCGCGCGATTCTGCGTGTAAGCGGTCAGTGCAGCCTTGACCTGCATGTCAGCAAACAGATCGCCGGTGCGTAGCGCCTGCTCCAGCGAGTCCAACATCTCCTTGGCTTTCGCCGGATCAGCCTCCTTACTGATCTTGGCCGTTGCCTCCTTCATTTTTTTGGCTTTTTCAGGGTCTGTCTTTTCGATGTAGCGCTGGGCCAGCGCAAAGCTCGACTCAAGAGTCGACATGCCCTTTTGGATACCGGTGTTCAGCGACCCTTGATAATCGATACCGACGTCCTTGTACGACTTCACCACGTCGGTGGAGCCGATCTTCTCCATCCAGTTCTTCAGGTTATTGGCGGCCTCGTCCGAGCCACCGGCCGTTTTCATCTGGACCTGCAGCATTGCGCCGAGCTGGCTCACCGAATCCATGCCGGTGACACCCAACTTGCCCATGCCCGCCAGCAACTGCGGAAACCAGCGCGCCATGTCGCTGGCTTCAAAGCTGCCCGCCTGGCCCTGCATGGCAATTGCCTCGAGGGCTTTTTCCATGACCTTGGGGTCGGTGATCTTGGCGTTCTGCTGCAGTGCCTGAATCATGTTGGCCGTATCGTTGCCGCTGGCCCCCTGCCCGACCGCAAACTTCGCTGCCACTGGCGCGTAGGACAGTGCCTTGTCCAGGCTCATGCCTGCGCCAACCAGCTTGTTGACCAGATCGGCCACGTCATTGCGTGCCATGCCGGTGTCTTGCGAGGTCTTGATAACCGAGGTGGTCAGCTCTGCTTCCTGCGGCTGATTGGCTACGCCGGCCTTGATGGCGATGTCCCGGATGATTGCCTGATAGTCGGCACTGATCTTGGTCGGTACGGTCATTGCGCCGACACCAGCGACGGCGGTACCGATACCCGACTTGAGCCCGGCTTTACCCTGCTCGATCTGTTGGTGCCCCTTGACCTTGAGGTCCATGCTTCTGGCCACACGGTCAAGGGACTGATATTCCTGCCTGAGCTTACCGACCTGAACGCCTTGTTTACGCAGCGTGTCGAGGTTGTTCTCAAGCTTGCGCAGCAAACCAGAGGCCGATGCGGCACCACTGTCATGCGCTTTCTTCCACTCATCACGCAGGCGCATGGTTTCGCCAATCGTGTTTCTCAGCACCTTGGCCTGATTACCGCGCTGCTCCAGCTTCTTGATGCGGCTTTCAACGGTATTGAACGCCGCACCCACAGTCGGGCTGACAGCGCCGCCAATCACCAGGCCCAATGCCAGATTGTTCGCCATCACTCACCTCTGATGTTGGGATGGGCTCAGTCCGTGAGCCACCAGATCATGTCCGAGAAAGACATGGACATGATTTCCGCCGACGAAAAACCCAGCTCTTTTGCGAGCCGCTTCGCCGCGAGCCTCTGCAATGCGGGGTCAAAGCTCGTCGTCGCGCACCAGGCGAAAATAACCTGCCTGCAGGCGGCTGTAGTCCTTGAGGGACAGCCCTTCAAGATCGCGGACGCCCATCTCGGCCAGGGATGCAAACAGGTTCAGCTCGCGTTGTTCGTCGTCGCCGTTGGCAGCTGCCTGGGCGGTGCGCACATCGCGCACGGTAGGTGCGCGCATGGTGATGGTGTCGACCTGAACGCTGTTGACCTCGGCAGGCTTGGTCAGCTTCACCGACACGCTCTCGGCCGTCAGGGTCATCCACTTTGGATTGGTATTTACTTGAGACACAGGATTTATCCTTCTATCAGAGGCCAAGGGCCGAACGTTCTGCAGCGAGTTGATCGACACCATTGATCACACGCTTCATGCCCAACGCATCGATCTCGTAGACCACACGGCCGTCCACTTCCAGCTTGTAGTACGTGAGCGCGACCGCGTGTTTGATCTCGGCCTTGTCACCCGCTTTCCAGTCCCCCATGTCGACCTCTTTGAGTCGGCCACGCTGGGTCACTACCACTGGGGTGATCTTGCCTTTGAGCCCTTTAAATGCACCACGGAACACACCGTTGAAGGCAGTGCCATCAGCCAGACCGAAAAACTTCAGGGACTCGCGACGCACGCCCGTGGTGGTGAAGTTGGACTCCTGCTTTTCCATGCCCATGTCCAGCTCAACCGGCAAGTCCATGCCACCGCCACGGTGCTCTTCAGTCTTGAGCGTCATCTTGGGCAGGGTCAGGCTGGGGACGTCGCCCTGAAAGCTGACACCGTCCACGAACAGGTTCAGGTTGCTCAGTGTTTCGGGAATCATTGCCATCGTTGCAGCTCCTTAAGCGGCAGAGTCGAGCACTTCGGTCAGCCATTGATTGGTGACTTCAACGCGGAAGTTGGGGTTTTCGGCAGGTGGCACGTCGGTGAAACGGATGTTCCAGTACACCTTGCCCTGTTCCAGCTGGCTGGCCGTGTTCAACTCGGTGTCCGCGAACACTTCAAAGTTGATGATCGCGCCCTGATTCTTCAGGTCACGCATGAACGCCTGCAGGCCCTCGGTCACGTCCTTGACGTAGGTGGCAGTGATCGAGCGGTCGACCGCCCATTTGTGCCCGTAGAGGATTGCGTCCATGACGATGTCCATGGTGCGCACGCGGGTCACGAACGCCCATTTGGGATCGCTGCTGAGCGTGCGGTTGCCCCATAACCGATAGCCGTCGTCTCGGATGATGGTGGCGATATTGGCGTTGTTGAGCAGGTTGGCCCGGCAGGATTCGTCGCCGTCCAGAAACTCGATGGGCCGCTTGGTGCCCGTGATGCCTGCGAACTCTTTGTTCGACGGCGAAGCCCAGAAACCGTACTCCGCGTCGGTCCAGGCGAACAGACCTGCCACCCAGGCAGAGCCAGGTGCATCGACTGTCCCATTGGCGGTGGTATCCCAGTACTGGACACCGGGGTCGACCATGAAAGAGCGCTTGCCACCGAAGTTCTTGGCGTACGCCATGACCGCTTCGTCGGTGGTGTTGGGGCCATCAATGATCGGCAGCGCCCGCAACTTGTCTGCCAGTGCAGTCAACGCTTTACCGACCGCCAGAATCGAGCTGTGCTTGGGCGCGATCAGCAGTCGAGGCTGGGCATTGAATCGACTCTTCCCGTCGAGCAAGGCCTGAAGCCCTGTACGGGTGCCATCAGCTTTGACACCGCCGATGATGGCGGAGGTCTGCAGGGCCGCGTCGTCCAGCTTGGCGACGCCGCACGCAACGATCACAGCCTTGGCTTTGACGTAGATCGCCTGACAGGCTTTGGTGATTGCCGAGTCAGGACCAAACGCTGCAATAGCCTCGCGCTCGGAAGTGATCAGCACTAGGTCATTGACCTTGGCGCTGTACGCAGGCGCTTCTGTGAACGTATCCACCAAGCCAATAATTGAGGACGTGGGGAGCGAAATGGTGCGTGCGCCGGTATCGACGTTCGTCACAGTCACGCCGTGGAAGAAACTCATAGGACAATCTCCAGAAACGAAAAACCCCGCATGGCGGGGTTGGGTGGTGCTGCGTTATGCGTAACGGGCGAGCGCTTAGACGAGCGCCGACACCCAGTCAGGAGGCTGGGGGCGACTCTCTGCGCTTGGGAATGCAGGTAACTGCGGCCAGTCGCGAAGATCCAGCCGCCAGGCTTGAAGTGTTGAGTACTGATCATCATTCAGCGTGGTCGCGCGCTTAGCTTCCTTTTCGTCGCGGTGACGCACGATTAGTGGGTCGGTGGTTGCAAGCCACTGGTCGCGCCAGTAGCGAGCGCCCTGTCTCAGTTGTTCGTCACTGGCCGGGGGCGGATCTTCGAGGATCGGGAAGCCAGCCGCTCCCGTGACAATGAGCTGGCCCTCGCCCTGTCCGCCCAGCAACATCGAATAGTCCTGCTCTGACACTTCCACAGCGTCGTCAGGCATATCGTTACCCAGGATGTCAGGGCGACAAAAAGCACCCAGCGAAGCACTCCAGTAGTTGTTCATTTATTCACCTATGGCCCAAACACGAATAATGCGCGCACCCGTATCCTCACTGAAGGCAAAGCCGTTGACGGACCCGAGGCCAAGTCCCTCCGTGGTAATTTGAAACTTGTTGACCCCGGCACCGTTCCCCTGAATCGCGAACGCCTGATGACAGGCGTTTAGAAAACTGGTTGGGAGAACCGCAGTCCAGGCCATTGACGCCCCTGCTACGGGAGTGAATGAAATCTGCGTCCATTGAAATATTTTTCCGCTCAACAATCGGGTCCATCCCGATTGTGCTCCGGACTTCATCTGCGCTTTGATACGGCCAGCCTCAACCTTATCGATTCGAAAAACCAAATCGGAACCGGAGTTCTGCCCTCCACCCTCTGCAAACATTCCACTGTCACCGTCCTCGGCGAACGTATACCCCGCCACTGATGAGTTATCCTCTGTATTGGGAGGGCCTTTGGGCACCCTCACACCACGGAAGAACTGTGCTGCGCCACCTGCGGAATGCTGGAAGATGACTTCGCCGTTGGCTGCCAACTGCAAAGTGCCGTCCGTGGGGCTGAACAGGCCGGTATCGTCATCAAACACAAAGCCACTGTCGTTTGTATTGCCCGCATTGGCCGCGCCTACCTTAGCCTTCAACTTACCCTTGAGTTGTCCTCCAGACAGGCTGAGCTTTTGCGAAAGCCCAGCCGCCAGCGCGGTCTGTACAAATTCGGTGTTGGCGGCCAGCTTGTTGTTGGCAACTACCGCAGGCGTGGGCACCGTAGGTGTGCCCAACAGAGCTGGGGACAGCAACGGGGCAAAGCCCGCCGTAATATTCTGGAAAACCAACGGAGTTGTTCCGACACGAATCTGCCCTCCTGTAAGCAGTTGCCAGATTGTATCGGCCAGCAAAGTCCCCTCTTCCACAGAAACAATAAGCGCGGCAGTTACCTCAGGATCACTGTCTGCGTCTTGCGAGCGCAGCCAGTTGCCGCTGGCAACTACCGTATAGAGGCCATTCTCTTTCCCAGCGGTCTGCGACTTGACCAGGACGCGATCACCGTCGACAAGCTCAATGCCGTCCACGGTCTGCAGACCGGACAATTTGATGTCTGTCGAGGTCGCAACCCGTACCGACTGCTTGTGATCGAGCCTGTTGAGTTCGTCGGCTACTTTACCGTCAACGTAAGCACGCGTTGCCAGCACCACAGAAGGATCAATTTTCAGCTCAACGTTGCTGGTATTGCTGACCAGCAGGTTGATACGAACTATCTGGGTACGTCCGGACCCTTGAGTCAGCGCCGGTTTGTATGATGGCGCACAGTTTGCGACCGCGACCATGTCACCATCGGAGTCGTACAAGGCGATTTCACGAATCCAGAACCCGCCCACTTCAGCAGGGATGACCTGCTCGGCGATGATGATTGCGTTATTGGCAGGGTCAACCTTGAGCTGATTGAGCGGCGCTCGACGCCGCTCGTTAATCAGTTTTTTCTGCGAGGCATCCGGAACAGGATCGGCCCCGTTGGCATCCCCGACGCCCATTTGTGCAATTTTCCATGCGATGCCCAACGCATCGGCGTTCGCCTGTTTGGCAGCACCGATGTTGGTCAAGATGGCAAAGAATTGCGAAGTCTGATCGATCATGCGAAGACATCCAGAGTATCGATAGTGGTTTCACGTCCACCCAACCCGACAAAACCTGTGACATCAATGTCACGCTGCACAGGTGGGTAAACATCGATTTCATCGCCTTCGGAAACCGACAAGGCCATGTAAAACCTGCCGGTCGTTTCCAGGCTTATAGCCAGCTCCCGCATGTGCCGACTGACCGGCTTGGCGTCGTCGATCAGGGCGGTCAGCTCTTGATACATCTCTTCGGTAATACCGGTATCAAGCACCCCGACTTTCAGCGAAAAGGTTCCCGGTATGCCCTGCGGTACGGTCTCCCACCACTCCAGCACGTCAATCAGATAACCCAACGGCTCAACCACACGGCGAATAGCACCAATGGTGCCTTTGCGTGCATGGATGAAAAATGAAGCGGCGATAGCCGCACGCTTCACCGGCTCGGACCATTCATCATCCCAACGGTCCACTGACCAAGCCCAGGCAAGGTGGTACAGCAGGTGTGCAGGACAGGTCTGCGGGTTGTACAACGTGCGCAATGGAATCTGGGTGACTTCATCCGTAGCCACTTCAATGGCGCGTTCCAGCGGGGTGCTGTTGAGGGGGAGCAAGCTGGTCATCTCAACTCCCCCGCGTCACAGTGAATGCTTCGCACCAGGCTGCCTGCGCCTTCGTCGGACGGATATCGGTCCAGCCCTCCAGGTCAATACGGCTGACACCGCTAATATGCAGTTGGGCATCAACGCCGGACCGGGCGACCTCAAGTCCCAGGCGTCTCCGGGGGTTGATCCAGGCCTGCAGACGACTTTTGCATTCAGTCAAGGTCGCCTCGGTTTCAGGACCGCTGCCGACCATGTGAACGACCGCTTTGATCCGATAAGGCAGGATCTCCGCGCTTTGCACTGTCAGACGGTCGCCGAGCGGGCGTACATCTTCGTCACTGAGATTGAGCCGAACGGTCTCCAGCAAATCCGCACTTGCCACACCGCTGCCTTCCAGTGCGAGCACCGTAACGACCACCACCGCTGGAGAAGGACTCTCGGCTGTAGCATCGGCCACCAGCGCCGAGGCGTTGCGCGCATGCAGGATATAGCTGTTTCGTGGCCCCGCCGTGGTGAGCCCTTCATAGGCCAGCTGGACACGCTCCTGTAAGGCGTCATCTTCTTCCATGACCGCAGCGGTAGGCGGCACGACGTTCGGATCTGCTGCCTGAATCTCCAGACGCTTGAGATTAACGTTGGCTGCCAGCTGATCGAGATCCCCTTTTCGAGCATAGGCCAGCAGCAGAGCCTTGGCCGCGTCGTTGACTCGGGCGCGGTTCTGAAGCCGCCGATATGCGCCCAGCTCAAGCAGCTTTGTCACCGGGTCACTTTCCAGCAAGGCGCTCCAGTTATCGCCCATGTACTCACGAAATGCGCTCAGTTCTCCCTGATAGACCTCTTCAAAGTCCAAGTCTTCGAGCACCTGCGGCGCGGGCAGCGCCGACAATTCGATCAGGCTCATGCCGTTACCTCCAATACTGCGTTGTCACCGAGGTAGGTGCCTGTCAATTGCAAGGTGACCTGTCCGTTCAGAACGACAATCACCCTCACCCGCTCAAGGCGCAGGCGCGGCTCCCAGCGTGAAAGCGATCTTGCTACCTCGGCTTGCACTGCGCTCTTCCAACCATCGTTGACGGGCAGGTCCACGAATCGCCTGATCTTGCTGCCGTAATCTGGCAGCATGCGGCGGCTGCCAATCGGTGTCGTGAGGATGTCTTCGATGGACTGCCGCAGGTGCGCCAGGCCGGAGACGGGCTGACCGGTTCGGCGATCCATTCCGATCATGACTTACTCCAAAGGCTCAAGGTCGGGATGCTTGCTCAGACACTGCACCGCGACCACGTCATCTGCCAGCGCGGTGACAATGCCTTTGGCGACCGCCAGCGTGCGGTGATCCGGCAGGATCAGCGTGCGGGAGGTGTACAGCGTGTCACGGTAGGTCCGAACCGCCACCGGTGGCGCGGGAGGTGAAACGGCATCAGCTACGGATGCAGTCGCAGGTGTGACCTGATTTGCTTGAACGGCCGGTTCATCACCAGAAGCCTTGTCGCCTTTCACTGTCGCCATCGAATAATCTCCAGACATTAAAAAGCCCGCAGTGCGGGCCGGGTCAGTGCTTGTGGTTCGGGGTGTTGCCGCCCGTGTCGATAATCTGCCCGCCGCCATGGATATCACCGACTACGGCGAGCGTTCCGCTGATCGTGACGTTGCCATCCAGCGTGATCGTGGCTGCCTTGGCAGTGATCGTTCCGGAGGTCGCACTGATAGAGTCGTCGGTCACAACGGCCGAGCTGGCTCCGACTGTGACAGTCACCGTTCCAGAGGGCAGATCAATTGTGTAGGTGTTGGCCTGCCAGTCGTAGATCAAGGAACCGCCGTCGTCAAAGCGCCAGACTTCGACATGGTCACGGTTATCAGGCTGGGCACCGGCATTGCCATACAGCCCCGGAATGAACGTGCCCTGCGACACGTCACCGCTGGCACTGATCAAGGTGCCCTGCTCGTTCATTGACGGTGCCCGCCAGTGGCGCGCCTTGCCAGCTGCAACGCTGTGCCAGCGAACCCAGGCACTCACCCAGTTCCCGTCTGACACACGGCAGACCGGAGGTGATGCGGCAAGGTCCAGCGCTACGACGTAGCAGTCCTTCACCACACCGGCCAGCATGCGGTCATGTTCAGCCAACGCGAAACTCATCACATATCCTCAGGCGCTTGGTAATGGTCATCGCTGTCGTGCCCGGTATCGGAAGTGAACGCGAAGACCAGCGTGCCGGGTGGCTCATTTGGCCACGGCCATTCCTCCTCGCCGAGGTAGATCCCTTGAGTCCACTCGACGACCCAGACCGCGTAGCCGTCCAGCTCGGGACGCGACCAATCCTGCGCGGCCCGGACAAACTCGGAAGGCTCGACTTCAAGCCCCCAGGTTTGCAGCCTAAGCAGTACAGCAAGTTGCGAGGCTGCAAAGGCTGCCTGCTGCTGGCATTGCTCGCGCTCTGACCCCACGATGACCCGTGCTTCGAACCGGGCAATCAAGGCCGTTTCCCCAGTGCCCTGATCAACGCCCGGCTCCAACTCCACCAGCTCGATCAGCACGGCCGGGACGGCGATCTGCTGGAGCATGTCCGGCATGGTGCCGACGTACTCAAGCCCGACTATCGCGGCCCTGATGTGTCGCTCAATGGCTTCGTACAGCGAATCCAGACTGAAAGCTTCGTCAGGCACGGGCAGTTCCTTTCAGATACTTCTGCAGCTCGTAATTGAATTCCTGCTTGAGGATCTCCAGCAGGCGCTCATCAGCACGTTTCACCCAGCTATCGAAGTGTGGCCTCGCCTCTTCAAGCGATACCTTGGCTTTGGCCAGCGGGAAGCGGCTGCCGTTTTCTTCGATAAAACCGGAGCGACGTTTGCCTTGCCTTGTCTCGGCATACGCGCCTGAGTCAAAGTGCTTGCTCGCGGTGCGGATCCAGATATCGGGACTTCCGCCGTAGACCGTTTTGAAGAACGCGCCCTGATAACGGCGACCGGCAACGGATACGCCGGTACGGCTCTGCCGCGCACGGCCGATACGACTGGCAGAAATGGCATCCAGACCAAACCAAAGCTTGCCGCGCATCGTGCCACCGCTGACCGGGTAGGCCCGAAGGCGTTGCCGTACGGCCGTGACCGCGATGCGCTCCTGCCGCCCGACTGCCCTGGCAATGTGCGTGCGCAACCAGCGTAGCGTCTTGTTGATAGCTCGACGCTGGGCCGCTGCCGCTGCTTTGGGAACCGCTGCAGCAAAGTCCTTGAACGCTTCCAGATCAGCCGCAGAAGGCTGAAGGGTGATCATGCCGTCCTTTGCCGACTGTTTGTAGAAGCTGCCTATGCTCATCGCTTAAGCCTCAGGATAAGAGACATCCAGCCTGTACCGTCTGGCTCCAGGCCGACTAGGTCATACCGACCGCCACCGTCCTGCTCAGGCAGGTCGATGGAGACAGTCTGACCAATCGCAACGCCAGTAGCGTCGTGAACACGTATCGTGAAGTGCGGTTCCCTGATGCCGGTGTTGATGCGTCCGAGCTTGGGTTGCAGCCACGGGATTGAAAGAAACCCCGCGATCTCGCGTCCGTCGACGGTTGCGATATCGCCCAGAGATTCAAGGATCTGGGCGTCCATGTCCTCAGCCAGTTCTCGAAAGCTCATGGTCAGTCACCGTCGGTGGCGTCATCAGTATCGCCAGGGCTCGCTGCCTGAGACTGGATAGCCTCTTGCGCCCGAGGGTCCGTGCTCATGGCGATACGCCCTTCTGCAATCAGCGCATCCTCCATCTCTTTGCTGGCCGGGGTGTATGGGCTGCCTCTGAGAATGACGTTGCGCCCCTCCTGAATGCAGCCATCCACCACGATATAGCCGGGCTTCTTGGCCATCTCACACCACCTTGGCGTAGATGAATGCGTCCGGCTCCAGCAAACCGGCGAGTGCCGCGCTCTGAAGCTTCAACCAGCGAGCGCTCGGCTCCTGGGTCGTCCAGCTCTTGGGGAAGCGCGCCGCTTCGACCAGCCCGCTCTCGATGGCTTCCAGATCCTGAATCGCACCGTAAAGCATGGCGTTACGCGTGGACGTCGCGCCCAGAATCAGGCCGCCCGCTGGAATCATGGGCTGCTCATCGCCCTCGTCATCCAGGTACCACTCGTCATAACCGTAAAGGTCGACACCCGGATCGTTCAGGTAGCCCAAGTAGGTGACGCCGTCCGGCAGCTCTTCCGGCTTGATCAGGCCCATGTCCACGCGACGGGTGTTCAGTTGCTTGATGACCGTCAGGTTGGACTGGAATGCATCAAGCGCCTCACCGCTCAGCGCAGCAGTGTTGGCAGTGCGGCCGGAGTCTTTGGCGATCTTGCGTTTCCAGGCGCGCAGGTTGCCAATCGGGTCAGATTTTTCGGTACCCCACTGCCCGGTGGCCAGCGTGATCTTGTGATCGTTAGCCATGAGGAAGTCGATGGTGTCATCAACACCGTCGCCCAGCACGCGCACCTTGCCGGTGGTCAGTGCCTGGGCACACATCCACTCCTCGCGACGAATGATTTCGTCGTCCAGGTCGCGCAGATCCTTACCCAGCATCTGTCCTGCACGCTCCAATGGCGTCCGGCTGGAGAAAGGGTTATCTCCTGCCGAGCGTTTGAGGACCAGCTCAGCGGTGGTTTCACGCTTGGGCTGGATGTACGGCGGCGCGTAGGAGTCAGTCCGGTAACCCTCACGCAGCGAAATGCTACCGGGCAGGCGCGGATGAACAAACGGTGCCATTTTGCGCTGGCCTTTGACGATATCAATGTCCACCGTTTTGGTGGGAAAAGTCACGGGGCTGCCGCCATTGAAGAACGTGTTCAACAGAAAACGTCGCGCCGTGGGCATCTGCTCTACGGCTTCAAGCATGGTGCGGGTGTCAAAAATATCCATCAGAAGCTCCGATTAACGAATGAACAGGCACAGCGGCCGCAGGGCTACTTTTGCTTTGGCGAGTGACAGGCCTTCGCCCAACATGAGCTCAGAGCCCAGCACCTCGCCGGTGAGAAGGATCGATGCTGGATAAGCACCGCCGGTGGTGTCTACGTCTTGGTCGAGCACAGCCTTGGGTGCCTGAGAGCCGTTGTCGGCAGCGGCGGCGCTGAGCACGTACTCGCCCGAAGCGTCGACCTGACCGAGCACTGCGCCACGCTTGAGCTTCTGGCCTGCCGCAATGATTCCGGTCTCAATCACCACAGGGAATGCACCTGCAGAGAGATGACTGGGGACGTAGGTCTGACGGGTTGGATTACTCATGATGTTCTCCTGATCAGCGACGCGAAGCGCCCGCGACAATGGCTCCGACTACGGCTTTGCGCTCACCCTGAGCGTTGCCATCGGCTGGTGTAGAAGTAGATGCACGGGTGCTGTCGGCCTTAATGGCGCTCAACGAAATGCCACGGTCCTGGGCAGCTTTGAACAACTGCAAAGCGGTTGCCTCAACCGAGGCTCCGGAATCGATGGCCGCCGTGATTTCGGCCTCAAAGCCCTTACTGGCCAGACCGTTGATGCCCTTGATGCGCTCACGCTCAGCGGTGACCGCCTGCGTGCTGGCTTGCGTACGTGCAGTCTCCAGTTCGGACTGGCTGGCCTGGGCAATCTCGATGGTGTTTGGGTCGGTGCCAGCGGCCAGTGCATCGCGCAGCTGAGCGGTGGAATTGACGGTGGTCATAGTGAATGTCCTCGGTTGTCGAGCGGCCGGTTTGGCCAGTTCAGTAATTAGTCCTTCCAGTGAGCCCAGGCGGTGAGCAAGGCCCGATTCAACGGCGGCAGCACCTACCCGCAAGCCGCCAAAATCCCCCATTGCGGGAACATCGTCAGAGGCCACGCCGAGGTTGCGGGCAACCTTGGCCACAAACACCTCGCCCATTGCATCCACGGTCTCACCGACCTTGGCGCGCCCCTCTTCGGTGGCCATGTCCAGCCGTTTATTGGGGGCGTTACGGCTGACAATCTGATAGCGCTTGCGGCCGGTGCTAGCCTCCCCCTCGACCACGGCCTCCACCACAACGCCAATGCTGCCGAGTAACGCCGTCTCATCGATGACGATCTCGCTGGCCGCAGACGCCAGCCAGTAAGCAGCGCTGGCCCCCGTTCCACCGATGTAGGCCACGATGCTTTTGCGCGCGCGTCCCGCATGGATCTGGTCAGCCAGCTCGTTGATGCCCGCCGCCACACCGCCAGGGCTGTCGATATTGAGGATGATGGACTTGATGCTTGGGTCATCCAGTGCCGACTGCAGGTCGGTGGCCAGCACCTGAGTGCTGGTCGCGCCACTGATCTCGGTAAACAGATTGGCGTAGCGAAAAACCGGACCGACCACCGGGATGATGGCGACGCCGTTGCGAACGCTGACCGTGCGGCTGTTCTCCAGCCGGATACCGGTTTTGCTCTCCAACGCACCCGGATCGCCCATGCGGTCGGCAATGGTCAGCAGGTTATCCAGGGCGTCAGGCAGCATCAGCCAAGGCTGCGATGCAGCCAGCTCCAATGCGCGGGGCATGGTTATTCCTCGTTGGGTGGTGTGGGTGGATCAGCGATGACGCCGCCTTTGGGCAACATGTGCAGGTTGTCTGCGCGTCGCTGCTCGACTTCGCGGACGCGCTGGCGATAAACCTGCTGCCAAGGCTCGCCCGTCATTGCGGCTGTTTCGAGGGTCTCGTTACTGACCCCTATTTCGATCCGCTTACCGGCCGCATTGGCCTCTTTCAGCTCATCAATAGCGCCCCTCGCAGGGCCTATCCAGATGCCCTGACAGTAGGCTTTACGCTTCGCAGGGTCCGAATAACCCGGCAGATGGATCAGCCCCCTGGCCACGGCCTCATCAATGATCAACTCGCGGCTTGGCTGACAGAAGTCACAGGCCAGCCACCAGCGCCGAACGCTGTAGAATCGCCAGGCTTGGAGCATTGCAGCGCGTGCTGCGCTGTAACTGCTGCTGTAATGCAGCAGCAACTCCTCCATCGGTTGTTCCAGCGCCGCGCCGATCTCTTTAACGACCGCCGTGAAGAAAGGGTCGAACTGGGCATTGGGGCGAGCCGGATTGGCAACCACCGGCTCCTCGCCCATTCCCAGGTCGACAATGGCACCCTCCCCTAACGCCAGCTCACCATCATCGGTGGTATCCCCGCCCGCGCCCTCGTTACCCATGGCGGACATGGGCAAGTTCGAGACGTTGAAGTCGTTGTTCTTTTTGATGAACACCGTGAACATCGCGGAGATAACCGCTGCCATCAACTCGGCGCTGCTGTAGCGCTCCAGCTTCTGGAGCGGTTCCAGCACTGGAGCCAGATAAGGAGCGCCTCGCTTCTGGCCTGGCCTTTCCTTGTCCGACATGACATGCATGACCCGACGTCTGCCGGTCACATCACCGAAAGTAGGCAGTCGCTCCCACGCGAGTTTCTGGCCTGCCAGAAACTCATTGGGATAGCCGTTGCAGACGTGATACGCCAAGGGGGCTCCCAACCGGTCAAACTCGACACCTTCAACCATGTCTGCGCGGTCCATGCCCCCGTCGGGATTGCAGACACGATCCGATTCAATCAACTGCAAACGGGTGCTGAAGATGCATCCCGGACGCTCATCGTCGGGGCTGGCGATCAGAACGTCGCCGCAGACCATGGCCGATATGAGCACCAGCGCCTGCAGTTGGTAGTGATTGAGCGTGGCTTCGGCATCACACTCGCGGGGGTCATCGGCGTACAGCGACCAGATCCTATCCAGTTGAGCATTGAGTTGCTCGGCCTGCTGCTCGTCGATGCCGACAGCGACATGATCGATCTGTGCACGGCAGACCAGGCCGGTGCCGACCACATTGGTGCGCAGACGGGTGATAGCCGCCCGAGCGATCAGATGGTTGCGCATGGCATCACGCGACCGGGCTACCAGCATGCGTCGCTCGCTGTGGTGCAGGTCGCGCCTGGCACTGCCCAATCCAGGAATCCAGCCCGCCATGCTGCGCAGCACACGGGATGCGCCGCGCCAGCGGGTTTCGACTCCGCCACCGCCCCCCTGCGCTTTGGCAGGCTGCCCTTCAGATACCGACTTGGCGAGCTTGAGTGCCTCACGCATCAACAACTCGGCAGGGTCTTTGCGGAAAAAACCCATAATCAGATCACCATGTAGGAGATGCGGTTTCGTCCCCTACCCTGCAGCGACGCCTGTTCCAGCGCGACCTCTTTGGCGTATTGCTGTTCAAGCAAGCGCAGGCTGTCGAGCTCGGCCCGATAGATCTCGCGATCTGCTCTTTTGAGACGCTGACCTTTTTTAAGGACGTCAGAGATCGCCGCCCGTACTTGCTCCAGGCGCATTTGTGCGTCAGTCATGATTGAACCTCTAGTAGCCTGCACGGCTGCGCGTGCCACGACCGCGAGCATTCGCTTTACGTGGCACAGGAGTGACGGCCTGCTCGGTGTTGAAAAGAGTGGGTTGCAGCAGTTGTTGCTCCAGCTGATCCCACTCATGTTCGCGTAACAGATGGGTCTTCAAGCTTCTGGCCGCATGCAGTGCATACACTTCGCAGTCCAGCGCTTCGTTACGGCGGCCCGCTTTCTTCTGCCACACCATCTTGCTGGGGTTGCGCGCGTGCGGGGCCAGTACTTCATTGGTGAGCTGCTCGTAGTAGTCCGAGCGGATCTCGCTGTACCAATGCATCCGGCCCGGCCCTGCGCCGGTGAGTCGAAGACGTCCGTCGATCAGCGTCTTTGCCTTGTGGGTTCCGACGATGTAGACGCGCAGGCCATATTTCGAGGCCTTGGTGTTGTCCTGAGACGAGTCAACCGACGGGGACGGCCGGGTAAAGATTTCCTTATCACGGCTGTCAATCGATGCACCTTTGATCGCCATGATGTTGTAGCGCTGCCGGTCCCGGACGTAGCCGTAGACCGCGTCGCTTGTGTTGCCGTCCGAGCTGTCGATGCTCACGGCGGAAATGACCAGCTGCGCGCCGCCCTCTGTCGCCACCGGCTTGGCGATGAGTCGATCCAGCTCCTGCCAGACGGCGTCATGCGGATCGATGGGATTACCGTACAACTCGCCCCAGTAAAGTCGCCACGATTCTTCACCCCGGCCCCAGCCGATGATGACCAGCGCCAGCCGGTCACCCTGAACGTCGACGCCCACCGTAATCAGCAGCACCCCACTGGGTGCCGTCAGCTCTGCGTAAGGCTCAGCCCGCTTTTCCAGTTCATCCGTTTTGGGTGCATCGCTTTTGTATTCGTAACTCTCCCCCTTGGAGCTGTTGACGAAGGCGATCATCGGCCCGATGTTCCCGTGGGACGCGGCGTGCTCGGCCTGAAGCTTTTTCTCCATCAGCGCCTGGAAGCGCGATCCCCAGAATGTGGCGTACAGCTCGTTGAGAATGTAACCGGCGATGCCTCTAAACTCGGCCGTAGCGACCCAACGGCCGTGTTTGAGGTTCGCGTTTTTCTGGTTGTCATCCCACGAACAGCCGCAGTGCGGGCAAGCGTAATACGCATGCTCGGGCCGTTTCTTCCCATACACCTCATGGTGATAATCCGGGTCGTCGGCGCAGAACAGATTGTCGAAGCTCAATGCATGCGACCGGCCACATTCGTGGCAAGGCACGAGCCCTTCGCGCTTGTCCGAGATCTCCAGCTCCGCATCAATGGCCGACAGCCCCTTGATGGTCGGGGTGCCGCCGATGATGATTTTCGAGCGGCGAAACGTCTTCAAGCGTTCCTTGGCCAGCTTGATGCTGTCCCCCTGCCCCCGCAGGTTGAGGTTACAGTCATCAGGCTCCTCGACAGCGACTCTCGGCACCGGCGTGGACTTCACACTCGCCGGACTGTTGGAGCCCACCATTTTCAGAAAGCCGCCCGGAAAACGCTTGAAGTCCTGACGCTGCTGCAGCTTGCGACTGCGTAGATCGACCTTCTTTCGAAGCCTGGGCGTCGCCTCAATCATGGGCTCAAGCTTCTCGCCCACATACTGCTTGGCCGCTTCAGCCTTGGGAAACAGAACCAGGATCGGAGACGGATCGATGTCGATCCACTTGCCCAGGGCATTACCCAGCACGCCCGACGTCCAGGCCACCTGCGCAGACTTGCGCCCTACGATTTCTGTGACGTTTGGATCGTCCAGTGCCTCAAGCGGACCACCTGGCCAGACCAGATGCGGGGTCACATCGAACCGGTATTTACCCGGCCGAGCCGCCTCTTCAGCAGACAGCCAGCGATACTTGTCTGCCCATTCGATGATGCTCATGCGCGGCGGTGGAGCCCACTTCAAACAGGCCTTGTGCAGGGACTCACTCGCCGTCCTCCTCAAGGCCCTCCGGGTATGGCGATTCGTCAGAATCTCCAACTGAGTCAGCATCATTGTCATAGTCCGATAGCCTTCTCAGGATGGCCTCGATGGGCTCACGAATCAGTAGATCGTCCACCTCTATGCCATACCGGGCTGACAGCTCAGCGGCGAGCACATCTGGAAATGTATTAAGCAGTTCGACCTTGGCCGACATGATCATGGCCTCGAAGCGCTGGATCATGTCGGAGGCGATCACCACCTCCCCAAGCTCTTTGGCCAGCGCCAGCTCTTCACGGTTGGCCCGAACCCGGTCAAGCCTGTCACGGGACGATTCTTTCTTACCGTTGAGCGAGGCTTGCTGCATCAACCACTGGACTACCGCTTCGGTGTCGTACTGGTTTTCGTTGCCACGCCCGAGACCAAACTCGACCACCGGCATGCCGTCGTTTTGCCACCGGGTCAGGGTGCGTTCGTCCCGACCAACGATCTCACCCAAGTCGGCCTTGCTGACTTTCCTGCCCATACACAACCCTTTAGAAAGACGGACATCCCTGCAAAAAACTCAGCTGCACAAGAACCGCGAGTCCACGTACCCGTGTAGGGAGCCCCCCTCGGGGAGGACCCAAAAAACACGGGGTTGGTGTGCCCCCCGATGGGGCATGAAGCCCAGTGACCTCGACTACTTGCTCTGACTGCGCAGGATCTGGGCGTCGACCTGATCGGCGCAGGTGTCGAGCAGCTTTATGGCCTGATCCTTCAGCTCCCAGACGTCGCCGTTCGAACGAAGGTCAGCCTCATCGGCGTTGATGCGTTCGCAAGGAATCAACTCAGGGGGTTCGATTCGGACTGCTGATGTTTTTGTTATCACTGCTGGTTTTGCCCCGCAGGCCATCAGGCAAAGGCTGAGAAGCCCAATCACGAACGGGCTTGCTGTTGCGCTTGAGGTCTTCAAATTCTTTCCTCGCCTGTTTGGCTTTGGTTTCGCTGGCCTTGATCCGTTGATTCAAGTCCTTCAGATAGGCAGCGTTACGTTGGGCCTCGGCGCGCAACGTGGTGATGGTGGCCTCGCTTTCGACGTTGGCGTCGATTGCTTTCTTCTTGGCCGTGGCCTCCACTTCCACTTCGCCGCGCAATGCGACGACCCGGTACTGCTGAATGCCGACGAGCAGTACACCCACCAGCGCGATGATGATTGCAGCGGCGATAGCCTTCATAGGGAATCCACCTTCCGGCCTATGAAACGGGCCACCAATTCGCGAATGGCCGTCACACCAAGGAAGCCAATCGTTCCACCTGCAGCTACCGACAAGCTGGGCGGCCAGGTCATCCACTCAATCAGGCTGGACGCGACCAGACTCAACGAGCCGCAGATCAGCGCTTCGAACAAAATCCGGCGCTTACTGGTTTCTTTGGCGTCGTAGAGGATGCGCAGTAGAGAAACGACGATGGCCATGATCATGCCCTGCCACAGTGGATTTGAAATGGCCGCCACGATCCTGGCCCACGTATCTGGTTTGTCGGGCATGGTGCGCATCCGGTTGCCACCCTTCCGGGGGAGCTGAAATGAAAAACCCCGCCGAAGCGGGGTTGGTGACAGCCTTGGGGATGGCTGGGTGAAGCATGCACAGCGGGTGCTCTGACTGTGATTCAGGCGCAAATCGCAGATCGTGCCCACGTTGTACCGGCGTTCGGAAAAACCGAAAAGGGCTGTTTAACGGTTGGACCAAATGTGGCCGCAATACAGCAAGGATACGACCACAATGCGACAACTGGCCCGGACGAACGGTCAGCGCGCCCGAGGGATTGAAGAGCTTGGAGAGGAACCGCTTGCGACCTTGAGGTGACGGTTGGTTTGGGGGCCGACCGGGTAGCCACGTGTCGAGCCGCTGCGCAGTGTGAGAATCAACAGGACCTGCTGATGCAGGCGATCCACCCAGTTGCGATAAGTACGGTCAGCGCCTTCGGCAATACCCACCACTTTCATCTGTTCCCGAACCGTGGTCATGGCGCAATAACGTTCCACTGCCAACCGTGCCAGCGGCGCACGGCCTGACCGGTCCAGCTCAGCCACCGCTGCCTGAACCTCACTGGCAATGTGATCAATTCCGCCCCCCGCACCACCAAGCACCCGTGATCCCGGCGTGCCACGCGGCGGCGCGCCGCCCCATTCGATGATGGCCCCCATCTGGCTGCCCAAACCACCGCCTTGGCCGCGCTCGCGCATCTGCTCGCCCCAATGCACCATCAACGCTTCGATTTCCTTGATCACTGCCCTTTCCTCTCGAAATCTGAACCCAACACAAAAAACGCCCTACCCAACACAGACCCAACACACTTAAAACCCTTTAAAAACAATGAATTAATAAATAGTGTGCTAGGTGTGTTGGGTTGGTCGGGTTTATTTGCCCTCGCATGAGAAAAAAACATCGGTGCTCTTCCTGATGAAAATAATGTCGTGCATGCGCGCGCGCGACGCCAAACCCAACACACCCAACACACACGTCTGCACCCGGCGAAAAATGGGCGTTTGATCTGTGTCGGGTTGCCAAAACCAACCCAAAACATACCCAACACACCCGACACACTTTTAGAGGTACTCATGCTGCGACCGCCTTCACGTGGTCCCAGCTGTCGACGTTCCACCCCGCAAGGCGCGCCTTGGCCCGCCAGGCCTCGACGGCAACGCCTAAGTCCGGCGCTCTCATTGATGGGGGAAGGGAAGCCTCAGGATCATCGGGCACAAAGAAAGCGCCGAAGCGCCTGTCATTGCGCTCAGTCCAGGGTATTGACCGGGTCTTCTCCACCTCCGAGCTAATGAACAGCGAGAACTTCGTCTGGCTCATCACGTGCTCTTTGTTGCGCTGACACCACTCAAGGAACAAGGCGTAGAGGTCCGTTGAAAGACATACGCCCCAGAGCCCACGGCCCAATTCGCCATAGCGCCAGAGGTGCAGAAAGGTTTGCCACCCGGCCCGACTGAGCGCAACCAGCCGCTCGCGTGACGCAGTGCTGGGCGGGCGGGTGCGTTCATTGAAGTCGCCCAGATCCACACGTAGCAGCCATCCGTAGAGCGCGGCGACACCGCCGTTCTCCAGCTCGCGACCGATGGCTTTCTGTCGGGCGACCGGTAAGGTCTCCATCGGCCACATGACCAACATTCGCCGGTCACTGTCGCTGATCGGCCACGGCAGGATCTCGTTGCTGAGGAACACCGCGTTCATGTGGTTGGCCTCCTCCCAGCCGTTGATAAATTTCGACTCCATGCGCACGGTCTTGCCGGTGACCAGGTGCTTGATCTTGCCTACCTGGTTGTAGCGCTGATCGCGGCTGACCACCTCTTCAAACACGGCCCACATCTTCCTGCTTTGCCAGGCGTTGAAGTTGCTCTCCAGTTGGGTCTGGCCAACTGTCGCAGCGTACTGGCCATAGAGCGCGCCGAAGGTGTCAGCGAACAACAGGCTTTTGCCCGAGCCTTCCATGGTGGAGTGCATCAGCACCGCCGTGTCCATCTTGGCCCCGAGGTGTTGCAACGGATATGCAAGCCACCGAGTCAGCCACAGTGCAGCAGCCTCATCATGGTTGCAGAGGAATGAGATCAGCCAGCGCAGGTTGGCGCACGCCGCGTCATCGTTGACTGGCTCCAATGGCAGGCCGTCAAAGGTGTTGATGTAAATGCTGGGGTCCTTCGTCATGGTCGGGTCGAAGACAATGTGTTCGACGTCCACCACCCGCCGCTCGCTGCTGTTCAACCAGAGCGCATAGGTGTCGCCCAAGGCCATCTTGACGGCCCCCTCGGCGATACGCCGTTTCTTCTCTCGATCCCAAACGTCTTTGGTGCCGTCGATATAGACGTAACGTTCCGTGGGGCGCATGCCCAGAGCACCGCCCTTCTTGCCCGCCATTTTCCGGGCCTGCTCGATGTCCTTCACCTGATCGTCAGCGATCAGCTTCTTGTCCGTGGCATCGAGCCAAAGCTTGGCAATGGGCTTTCCCACGCGCGCTTCAAAAGCCGACTTCTTCATCGCCCGAGACTTATCGAAGTCCCAGACATGCGTGGTGCCTTCTACCAATGCAAAACGCCGTAGCACCTGCTCGATGGTCAGCTCCTCCCCCGCTCCCCCGTCAGGTGCAGGAGCCGCCTCACTTGGCGCGTCCGGTGCTGCTGCATCTGGCCTGTCGCTACCCTCAGTTGGGGCCGGGGGAAGATCGCTTGCGCTGGGTCGGGTCGACTGCATGCCGAGCATCCGCGCCGCTTCCTTCACCGCCTTGGACTGATCACCGCCATGCTCCAGTAGACAGAACACTTCGAACGCGTCGTTTTGGTGACCGTTGGCCAGAGGATCAGCTGCATGATGTGAATACACCTTGCCTTCCGACACGGTGATCCCAGGGAGTCCGGTACTACTCTGCGGATAAAGCCATTTCCCCCCACGCTTGGTATAGCCGTGGCTGCGCAAAATCTCTTCGACGTCGTGGCAGTTGTTGAATTCGTCGATGACAGACGGCCGCTTGACCCCTGCAGGGGCTGACTTCGGTTTCGGCTTTTGTTTGCCAGCAGGCTTGGCGTCCTTCGGCAGCCATGGGCACGCAGCCTCCGCTCCCCGTTTGAAGACGTCCCAGTTGTTCCAGACATTCAGCAGATCGCTGATCAGAACCGGAAGCCCCGAAGCATCAGGCGGCGTGCGCCAGGTGTATGGCTGGCCGGTGCCTGGATGAATGGAGGGAGGCAGTAAGTCCTGCACTAATCCTGCACGCAATTCAAACACTGTGAACCGCTTGTACTGCTCGGCATCTGCTCGATACAAGGCCTCTCTGGCTGTATCGCCTGCCTCCCGAGCAGCGTTTGCCTTCAGCATGATTGACTTGTGCTTTGACCCATCCGGGTCGTTTTCATTGGGCCAAGACAGGGAGTGCCGCGTCAGTTCTAGCCCTTCCGGGACCTGAAACAGAACCCGGAACCTCAGAGGGTTACCAACGACAGTCGGGAAAGCCAGTGCAAGCGCGTCCAGATCAACGCCCAGCAGTTCGTACAGGACGAATCGTGTCCACTGGACATCGTCGACGTCCAGCGAACACACCCGGCTCGGCCCCAGCACAACGCCGAGGTTATGGTTGGGATTTTTCGTCCAGAATGCCTCGGCCTTGGCAGGATCAACGATGTACTTGCCGGGCTGGTTCCACCCCCTTCCCTTCGGGCCTTTCTCGCCCGGTTGAATCGGTACTAACGCAAAATTGAATGTCTCACAGTAACGACGTGCCCAAGCAGAAAGCGGGATTGGACGATCACTCATCTACGCTGCTCCCGCAGCGACTGACAGTGAATACACGTCTCGCAGCCAACAATGGCAGCCCGGCGTGGCTCCGGGATCGGATCGTCGCAGTCCTCACAGAACTGTGAGCTGACCAAACTGGTCGGGATTCGGCGATGCTTAAACAGAGCGACGTCCAACAGGTACTGAGCCTGTTCCGTAGCGCGGTCGATATCGTCAGCCATTGGCACGATCCTCCATCGCCAGACGAGCGCCGGCCATGATGCCCAGCACCGCACGAATGATGTCATTGCCTTGCTTCTCCAGCAAAGCGACTTCGTGCAGCTCCCATACACCGTCGGCAGCACCGTTGTGCATGCCTGAAACGAACTCGCCCGTTTCCGTTAGAAGCTTGCCTACCGACTTGAGCGCATCCTGAGTAGCAGCGACAGGCTCCGGCTGGTACCAAACAGCTGCTGCTGGCCGCATCAAGGCGTCGAGCAAAAGCGGGCTGCCTGTAAGACGAATGACATCCTCCAGCTCATCCGGATTTAGCCAGCGCCGTTCCTCGTCGAGTTTCAGCTTTTTTTGAAGGGCGTCGTTTTCCAACACCATGTCATGGGCAAGAGCGGTAACCCCGCCCTTGTAGTCGCGACCGGCGCGGTAAAGCGCCTGACGCAACGAAAGCACCTGACCAGCGTCAGGCAAAAGATCCGTGCGACTCATAACCGTAAAATCCCCGTTTACGGTGTAGCCATAGGCAGGGGCACGCCCTATCCTACGACCACGACCGATGTGCTGTGCTAAACGTGCTGTGCGGCACGGTTCATCGTTCTAGCTAACCAGGTGATTCTTGTGGTGAGAGGACCTGGTAAGCGGAGTCGGCAGTGTTTTTCACTGCCGTTGCTGGGTCGGGGGAATCTTGTGGTGAGAGGTCCCCGGCCCTGCTACTTTTTCTTTAAGCCGCTTTAGGTTTTTTTCTATTACCTATGGGCCTGATCTCGTAGGCAAGACAACTGCCGTCAGAACCGATTCGAACCCTGATATCACGATCAGAGTTCAGCATTTGCGATACGGCACTTTGCGACACGCTGAGCAGGCCAGCCAGCTCGGGCTGCGTCTTGCCCTTGGCAAATTCACAAAGCATCACTCCAATTTCATCCGGCATCCTAGTGTCCTCGAAGGGCGTCTACGCAAAAATATTAGTGATACTTCTAAATTAGCGCAAGAAAAATATCAGTCCTACTGTTTGGAAAGAATAAGTCTTGCTTATAAATTGACAGCCATGACCTATGACCTGCTTAACCCTACTCCCGAAATCCGTGCCGCTGAGGCGAAGCGGTTGAAAGATTTCTACTTGGCCAAAAAACGTGAGGACAAATCACTCACACAGGAAAGGATCGCTGATCGATGCGGTTGGGCAGGACAGAGCGTTGTGAGTCAGTACCTCAATGGGAAAATTCCACTGAATTTCAACGCTTTATCCAAGTTTTCAAACGTTTTAGGCTTCAGCTACGAGCAGGTGAGCCCACGCCTTGCGAGGTTCATCAAATACCCGGTGGTTGGGGCACCGTTTTCTATGGACCTTCAAGAGGGAGACCTAGATGCCCCGCCTTCGACCTCCGCTCACGCGTTGATCCCGATTGAAGAATGGGATGACAAGACCCCTCTCGACCCGGACGAGGTTGAACTGCCTTTTTTCAAAGAAGTAGAACTTTCAGCAGGTAAAGGCTCCGAAGTTATGCTTGAAACAAACGGAAGGATGCTGCGATTCGGCAAACGGACTCTGCAGAAGAAGGGTATCGATCCGAACACGGCAGGCTGCGTTCCAGTACACGGGAACAGCATGGAACCGGTATTGCCAGATGGAAGCACAGTTGGGGTGGATACTGCTGTCACGGCAATCCAAGACGGAAAAATGTACGCCATTGATCACGACGGTCAGCTTCGCGTGAAAGTCTTGTACCGCCTTCCAGGATCAGGACTGCGCCTTCGAAGCTACAACGCCGAAGAACATCCTGACGAGCGCTATGACGGTGATTACGCGCGCGATCACATCCGAGTTATTGGTAAAGTCTTCTGGTATTCGGTCCTTCTCTAAAAGAAAAATCAGTAGGAAATCTAATTTCGCATAAAAATATAAGTATTACTGTTGACATAAATAAGCAGTAGTACTAATTTTGCCTCGTACCCCTCTCACCACAGAGTACGAGCCATGCAAACCACTCAGCGCAACACCCGCTGCCCGGTGTACCTCCACCCGGCAGCGGCCTCCAACCGCAAATCTATCGCCGCCATTCAGCGCCTAACCGGCCCTCTGCTGATCGTCCAGCCAAAAAGCAACGCCGCGAAAGCAGCACATGCACCGGCAGTCGATGACTTCGGTCCATGGGGAGGTGACGCGGCATGAAGCAGATCCTGATCGGCCTCACTGGCCCTGCCCGCTCCGGTAAAACCACCGCCGCCCACCACCTGGCCCACGAGCACGGATTTGAGTGCTACGCATTCGCCGACCCGTTACGCGACGGCATCATGGCCATATTCAACCTCAGTCCTGAAGACCTTGGGGGCGACAAGAAAGAGCAGCCCATTGACTGGTTGGGTCGCTCACCTCGCCAGTTGATGCAACTGCTCGGCACAGAGTGGGGCCGACACATGATCAGCGCAAACCTGTGGATCGACCTCGCCGAACAAAACCTTGATTGCCTCAGTGCGGTTTTCGACGGCGTGCCTGGCTTTGTGGTGAGCGATGTCCGCTTCGAAAACGAGGCTGACTTCATCCGGAAACGGGGCGGGACGGTCATTCACCTCTACCGACCAGACGCAGCTGAGGTAAATCCTCACATCAGCGAAGCCGGTGTGTCAGTCCACCCGGACGACTTGGTACTAACTAACGACAGCGGCCTTCAAGAGCTGTATTGCGCACTGGACGAGCTTTATCGCGCCATCCGCTCACGCGGTTTGCTGGCCGTGGCCTGAGAACCTCGTCATGAATAGAACCCTCGACGCTACAGCAACGGTTCTTGGCATGAAGCCACGGACATTTCGAGCGAAATTGCGAGAAATCGGCGTGCTGACCCAGGCAGGCGAGCTCGCACCCAAGCACCGCGACCAAGGCTACCTGTACGTAGATTCGCGCAGCCGCTGGAACAAGAACATTCACGCCTACAGCCACTATGCAGTGGTGATGGTCAAGGAGGCGGGTGTTACCTGGCTTTCGGACCAGCTTGGCATCACCACCAAGAAGAAGGACGCCGCAGCATGACTCTGAACGCAATCACCCACGCCGTAGGTGCGTTGAAACTGGTTCCTATGCACCTTAACCACCCAACCATCGTAAGCCGCTCGACGCTGATCGGAGCCACGTCAGAGGCAATGAGCATGCTGGATGGTTTGCCGCCTGTCACCGCCGAACTGGCGGAAGTTTTTCGGATGGTCGATGCCGTTTTGCTTGAAGGCCAGGTCGCGTATGTCACCCCAACACGCTGCCCAGAGCGCCCATACGGCGCTGTGGTGGCAGATTCAAAGGGACGCCTGTGCGCGACTGCAACCGGCAAATCGAAAGAGGGTCTCGCGGAGCTGATTCGCCTTCAGTTGGTGCCCCAAAAGGAGGGGCACGGGGAGAATCCTGCGTGAGTAAGACGTTAAGTCAGCTTCGGGAAGAGTTCGCCACACCCTGCCCCACGCTGAGCACTGTGCGGGAGCGGTATTTCTCGCACATATCGAGTGATCGCTACCTGCTCCGCAAGATCAACGCTGGCCGCATCAACCTCAAGGTGACTCGGCTGGGTGGATCGAACAAGGGCCAGCCAGTGGTGTACCTACACGACCTCGCGGCCTATCTTGATGCACAGGCCAAGTTGAAAGCGGCCTGATTCAAAGGTGGTCACTGCCTTCCAGTGACGCAACACACCAGCCCGTCGCCGTCCTCTCACCACCGATCCGGCGACAGGCTTATTCCCAAGGACACAGCACATGCAAGCACAGCGCACCATCATTCTGGTCGGCCTAGCGGTCTGCTTTCTGCTCCTCACCGTCTTCATATGGAGAGCAATCAAGCGAGCATTACGCAGGTCGTACTGGGCAGGAAAATCTGCAGGTATCGCCGACAGCAGCACGCGAATTGATGCATTGAATGAAGACATAGCAATGCTCGCACGCGACCGCGAGACACTTCAGCTCACCTTTGAACTCACAGATCTCACTATTGAGCATCTCGAGGAGCAGTTGAGCTCAGGCAATTCCGGTTCAGCCACTAAGAAAGAGCGTCATACCCAGTTGGAGACGGCACTATGAAAAACATGTTTGCAGACTCCGAATACAACGACCTGCTTGCCGCTATTCGCGCATTGGTTACAGAACTTCGAGGACCAAATGTTTCCATTGATGACCAGTTGTGGACCTTCGATGAAATCGCACAATATCTGAAGCTGTCTCAATACACTGTCGAAAGGCGCGTCGTAGTGCAACCTGGGTTTCCTGATCCGTTTCAACCATGCGCTACAGGAAATGGGTCAAAGGCCGTAAAGCGATGGTTTGCAGGTGAAGTAATAAAGTGGGCACGACAGAATAAGGCTAAACTTCCAACGGCACGAAGTGCCCGACACGCCGCGTGATCCGACGGCAACGATGCAGAGTTGAACATTCACTTACCTAGAATTCCACTGACAGATATCAGTCTGAATTGAGGACAAGACGGCCTAAGCATGGACCGCCAGCACCGGCGGCAGTCCATGAACGGAATAGATGAACCTCTATACCGTCTCGATCCTCATAAAGATGCGATCAGTGCGTCCAGATGCTTCGGGTCCGTTTGCTTTATAGCCTCCATCAGATCGCTTACTGCATGTTCGACATCAAAGATTAATTCATTATTTCCTACCAATCGATCTATAGTATTAGCATGACTGAAGTAATGAAAAACCTTAAGTATTCGCTTAGATCTCTCCATACCAAACAACGCTTCAGAGCGTTGATCTACTGTCTCCTTCATGACGCCAGGAAGCCTTGAATAGGTATAAAGCTCGATAAATCTCCTAACTGCATTCGGCAGAAGCATCAAGATCGTATGATCTGTTTTGTCGGGAGCTTGATGGAAGCGGTAGATCACATCAAACAAGAAATGATACTCAGATTGGTATCGAGCCAAGGATGTCGGCATGTCGCAAAACGTCGACTCGCTGTTACTTATACGCTTTATAAGAAATAACCGAGCCCCTTGCCTGAAGGCTTCTGGCTTTATTTCTCGCAGCAGATTAAAAAACTCAAAGTTATGAGTCGATATAAAAATTTGCCTGCAGGTGGTTAGCCAAGGAGAGTTTTCGTTTTCTTGCTTGAAGAACATGGAGCGGATCGCAGCGGTTATTTGGAATATGTGGTTAGCATCGAGGCTGGAAATTGGGTCGTCGATATACACAATTGTCTGCTTGAACTCCTCAGCACTCAACTCTTGTAATTTGGTGAGAAAGTACGAAAAAGCAATTGCAGTTCGCTCTCCGTCGCTAAGATTTTTTGCAACCTTTTTATTCTTGCGCACCAGCTGAAACCGCTCTTGATTTGAAGCAACATCGTTTACAACTGATATCTGGATAGCCTCACCGCCAAGCATTGACACAAGTCTTTCATTGATTTTTTCTCGTCCAAGCTGAGCTTTACTGATAAGAGCTTGCAGCTCATCTACTTCCGACTTCAGGACAGCAGCGTAGTCAACCAATCTATCACGACGCACAACTATCCGCGCTTTTTTTCGTTCGAAACCAGCATCCCGCTGAGAATCTATAAAAAGTTGAACATAGTGGTATTTCACGAGTTTGATGGCATCTTGCTTGGCGCTAGTAAAATTCTCCGCCAGCCTATTATTTTCTTCTATAACCGTATTGATTCTATTCACGGCATCGGCAATTTCAGTTTCTAAACCTTCGACCAAGGGTACGGGTTTCAAATGCTTACGTGGAGTCTCAACCTTGCGTCTGACATCATCAGCCAATATGATAACAGCCTCATTAAATTTTTCGATTGCTATAGATAAACCCGCAACAACAGACCTATAGCTATCTCTAAACTGGAAGTTGAATTCAATCTCTTTAGGAAGTATAAAATGTATTTTTGCAGCTTCTATGCGCTGCAATAGGCGTTCGACTTGCAGCTTATGTTCTTTGAGGTCCTTGGAGAAATGGGCTCTGAAATTATCAAGTCTAGCATCCGTCACCGTATTTCCACAAAACTCACACGAGCCCTCACTCTGGTGGATATCCAACCCTGTCTCAACCCAGCGCTCAATCTCTGGATGCTCCTCCAGATGCTTGATCAAATTAGCGAAAGCTGGAATAGCTGCTAAAACGTTAACTGCTTCGGCATGAATTTTTTCGATCGAGGCCGAAACATTTATCCTATCGACGGTGCCTGGCTTATTATTGTCAGGCGTCAACGCAAGTTCAATCTTTTCTGAAAGCACCTTGTCGGTCAGAAGCTGGGAGTCACGGACCTGGACTGCCAGCATGTCAGCTCCAAGCTGAGTTGCAGTATAAGGATCGATTTTTAGAAGGTGACGAAGACTTTTAGCAGCTTCCGTTTTGGCATTAGCCATTGCTAGATTGGTAGATGTTAATTGAGAATCAAGAGCCTTTGTTGTTTTGCCTCCCCTCTTAATTCGGTCCATCTTGTGATCAATCTGTGACTGTGCCTTTTCGGCGTCCTTCCCCAATAACAAAATGGGCTTAAAGCTACTCCCTTCAAAATGTAAATTATCTCGAATAAAGTCCGAATTAAACACGCGCACTATCAAGTCCGTTTGCTCGAAGTTTTTCTCAGTGAGCGGTTGATCATCAGTTTGAAAGGTGAATTCACAACCAGACAAATCGGGATTTTTCGCTTTGGCCTCAATTTGTGCAAAGAGCCGTGAAAGGGTCGTTTTCCCTGAATAATTCCATCCGAAAATTAAGTTTTTAATCCCAAACTCTTCAATACTTGCTGGCCTAACGTAATTTGCATAAATACCCAAGCCTTTAATCTTTGAAATTCCTTTTATCATTACCAAACCCCATGATGTTCTTGATAAAGGGTTGCTTAGACCCGACCGTATTATTCCAGCACTGCATAAAACTACTTCACTTCACCCTTTTTTCAAACCTTCCGCCGAGCAGGTTAGCAGAGCATTCGAACATTTCGAGATAGAAAAAATGACCGCAAAAAGCATATCCTGATTGGCCGATCAGCCCTGCGGAGAATTGCTTTCCTCCCCCCTTGACTCTAAGTGGACGTTAAAATCGCTGGGTGCAAACGGCATGCTCAAAGCTGAAAAGGTAATGGCCGCAGGGAAATCCCCTAATCAATCGAGACGTGACGCCATCTCGGCTGCGGTGGCATTGTAGTACACCATTAAAGAACGCGGGTCCTTGTGCCCGGTAATGCGGGCAAGATCTAGTACATCAACCTTTCTGGCAAGCCGAGTTGTTGCCTCGTGTCTGGTATCATGAAAATGAAGATCCGAGATGCGAAGTTCATCCCTGATTTTTCTAAACATCGCATCAGCTGAAGCCGAGCTGAGCCTAAATATCGGTATCTCCCCCTCTCGCTCTGCTATCAGATTCTTCAAGAGTTCTCCGGCTCGCCGAGTCAAAGGCACATTACGGCTTTCACCATTCTTGGTCATTTCCAAGCGAACGTATCGATCCGTCAAACGGACGTCTTTGACCTTAAGACCAAGTATCTCTCCTTGCCTCATAGCCGTTTCGAGCGCCAGCCAGAAAAAAAGCAT